TATATTTCTGTTATCTATATTCCAAGGTCCTTTATTTTTTTTTATTTTTTTTTCCCATTCTAATATCCATATAATCCAATATATACATTTATCATATCCTCCTGTTTTATTTTTTAAATGATAATATATTTCATTTATAATTATTTTTAATTCTTCTGGTTCATTAAAATGAATGAAATTATCTGGCAATAAATTAACATTTGCTGATAACCTTAAAGAAATATTATTAAAATTAAAATCTTCTAACTTTATTTTTGGATATTTATTATATCTTTTTGTTTTTGAAGATAATGCTAATATAATGGATATGGAAAAAAATAAATTTCTTATTATTTGATTATTTCTTAATTCAATTATTTCATTTTTTTCTTTCTTTTTATCAATATTATTATAAATATTATAAAATAAAATATTCTTTTTATATAAATAATTTGGTAGAGATGGATTATTTATAGATATTACATCCGATGCATATAATAACATTTTCTCCCAACATAATTCAATATATCCAGAACATATACATTCTGTTACCCAATTACATGTATTCTCTATTTTTTTTGTTTCTATACTTTTTAATAATACATTTAATACATCATTCTTTTTATATCCACTAAACGATAATTTATTATAATCATCTATATCCCGTGTATCTACAATTAAATATTTATTATCCATAATTATTAATATAAAAAAAATATTAACTATAAACTATAAACTATAAACATTCACCATCTGGTCCATGACCATGTCCATGTCCACCATTATCTGGTCCATGATCTGGTCCATGTCTATGTCCATGTCCATGTCCATGATAATGACCATGACTATGTATATTATCATCTGATTCTGGTTCTGGTTCTGGTTCTGGTTCATCAGTTGAACCAAATCCACCAATACCTCTACTAGTTTCAGGTAAACTATTAACAATTTCAATACTAATTGGAGATAAATCACTTGAACATATCTGAAATAATCGTGATCCAGCTTCAATTATATATTCTTCATTTTTGATATTATCTACACATGCGATAATATTACCTCTATATCCGGCATCAATAATACCAACTGAATTAGCTAATCTAAGTGGTGTCTTCGTAATTGATGATCTTGGATATAAATAATATGATACGGGAATTGATTTATAATCATGTATATATTTTAACATTTGACATTGAATTTTTAAATCAATAAATTTTGTTTCTCCTGCTTCTACAATTATCCTATCTGGACAATATAAATCAATGCCACTATCACCTTGATGATAATGTCTATGGTCATTGTATCTATCGCTATGAGATAGATCATCATTAGTAGTATTAACAACTTTAATTTGTAAGTTTGGTAGATTCATTTTATATTTATATATTTGATTAAACTTTATATATTTTATCAAATTTTTCTACCTTTTTGTTAATAATAAAAATAATTTTAATCTAATTTGCTCATATGTCTCTTTTTCTGTATCAATATCTATTATTCTATATTTTTTATTTAAATCTAAATTATTTTTTTCAGAAATATCTTCTAGATATTTAAGATGATCTTGAACATCATCTGAATATAAGTTAATTAAACGACGCCGTTGTTCGGTATTTGTAATATTAAGACGTATAATAATCCAATCACTTGATAATAAATCTAATTCATTTTGAAAACGTAAATCATCTATAACTATATTATTTTTATATTGAATTTTTTTCATAATATAATTGGCCCATACATCTGGATCTTGTTTCTTCATATCTTCTGCGATACTTATAATTAATGATCTATTTTTTGTTTTCATATTAAATAGATCAATAGCAATTTCTTTAATTTTTTGTCCATATGAATATACATTATATGAATTATCTAATTGACATATCATATTTGCTATAAATGATTTACCAGAACACATTTTTCCAGTAATTGCAATTTTCATTATTAATTATATATATTATTTTATTATTAGGTTTATATATTATCAAATTTATATATATATTAATAAATAATATTAATGAAAGATTGTATAATATATAAACCTAATAATAAAATAAATTTAGATAAATATTTATTAACAAAAGTTAAATATTCTAATATTGATTACAATACTATATTTAAATATATATCTGAAATTTTACTCAATTGGATTGAAACAAATGAAAATTTAGATAGATTTATAGATGATGAAACATATTATAAACATTTTAATTTATTTATATACTCTGAATATGTAACACCACATACTAAATATAATTACAAATTTGATGATAAATTAATTGATTATTTTGAACATTTTTCATCTACTAATAATGACGAAATTATTTCAATGTATTTTAATTTTCAAGATATTTTTAAATCTTTGAACATATCTCTATTTAATAATAATAAAGATTGTAGTTATCCATTTAATGAATTTATTTTTTCAATATGTGATTATAAAGATCCATATAATGGTGATATAGATGAACATAATTCATTGGATAATGAAGAAGATATATATTAATTAATATATTTGTATATTATAAATGCCATTACCTAATAATATACAGATTGGTGGTAGATATAAGTTCTCTGATATGTTAATTAAAAAGAAAACTAAAAAGAAAACAAAGAAGAAAGTTTATAAAAAGAAAATTATTAAAAATAAATCATATAAGAAAAAAAAGAAAACCTATAAAAATAAAAATAAAAAGAAAAAGAAAAAGAAAATTATTAAAAATAAATCATATAAGAAAAAATCTAAAAAAAAATTAAATTCTTTTATAAAATAAACAATATGGTACTTTATTAAAAACATCTTCTTTCCTTATTTCATTTACACTTTCATCATTATATCTATACCATTGTTCATCACTTTTACATATAGAATAATAATGTCCACCATTCATTGATCCACCTTGAATACTAATACCATATAATTGATAATTTAAATTATCATTATAATAATTTATACAATAATTATTCATATCTAAAATTTCTGGATAATCAAAATTATAATTAACTTTATTCATATTGTTATTATATAATTTTAACTGAATTATTAATATATCAGATAATTTCCAATACATTATTCTTTTACGTGGATTAACATCCATTTTGCATTTATCGCATACCCATTTATTATTATTATCCAATTGTTCTATTTTTGTATAATTATCTAACAATGTATATATATTAATATTGTTTTGTTTTATTGGTAATGATATATATTGAATTGGATCATGATTGGTTGTATTATATTCACAATTTGGACAATTTGTTACACTTAATAATTGTGAGTATGTCTGTTTTATTATATTAGAATAACCCTTTTCAAAAAAAGTTTTCCAATATTTAATACTATCTACAGCAATTTTATCATAATTATTTTTAATTTTACCCGAAATATCAAAACTAATTTTATGTTCTAAACATTTATGTAATAAATCAAACAATATTGTTATAAATTCGGCGGCATCTTGTTGCTCAAAATTTTCAAAATAATATTCACTATCATTTACTTTATCACTAAACAATCTATAAAACTCTCGTGGATTAACATATCCGTTTTCATTTTTATTCTTTAATGATTTATTTAATTTAAACCATGATTCTAATAATTTAAAATCATTTGTTTCTTTAACCATTGAACATTCTTCTATTAAAGGTATATTATTTGTATCTAAAAAATTTAAGTGTGATATACATTGAAGTATAGAATTCATATAACACGTATTACCCAAATTAAGTATTCCATTATTCATTGATAATTATTATATTGTGTATTTATTTTTTTAAGTATATATTTTTATAATTATATATTTTACATAATATATTTATATATTAATGGAAAAAATAACATTTGATCTTCCAAAAGAATTAAGTAAAGATGAATTATTAATAGACAAAACAATTGAATCAATGATTGACAGAAAACCTTTAATTGATACTAGTTTATACGAAAACCTATTAGATAATATAGTTATAGAAGATATTGAAGAGGAACAAGTTATAGAGGAACAAGTTATAGAGGAACAAGTTATAGAGGAACAAGTTATAGATAATACATGTAATTATAAGGACGAGATCCTATTAGAAATACTAATAAGATTGAAAAATTTAGAAAATATAAATGAAAAATTAAAACAACGAATTATTGAAAGAAATATTGGATTAAATATATGGGATGATTAATTAGAATACAAAATACCAGCCATACCATTACATATTCTTATTACATTATAATTAGTTGAAAAAACATTTATTATTCTCTCGGTCGTATCAGATAAATTATGTATAACTAAATTACAATCATCAATTCTAGTAAAATTACAAGAACCAGTTGGTTGCATATCTTCTGGTTTTAAAGCAAAAGAATATACAGCTATATTGTTTTGATATGATTTACCAATACTAAAACCATTTTCTATACTTTCAGCAGTCATTTGAATTGGTGTTCCTGTATGGTATTCATATATTTGTTGTTGTGTAAAATATTCCAACGGTCTAGGAGAAAATCTATCTGCATTATTAAGTAATATATTATAACTAATATTATTATTGGGTTTATATTTATTTGAAGATGAATCATCATAATATCCACCAGGTAATTGTGTAAAAAATCCATTTATACTGTTTATAGCTCCGGTCCATATTATTTCTTTAACCGGATGATTTAAATAATTTAAATTTATTGATTGACCATTTATTGGGAAAACCCTATAATTTAATTGTTCAATTAAATATTCATGTGCTGAAGTAGCAAATCTAGATCTTTCATCTTCATCTAGAAATATATATTCCCCCCATAATGTATTATTTAATAAATTAATACCACTATTATCAACAGAATTTTCTAATAAACAATCTGTATTAATTTGTAAAACTAATTCAACTTCATGAACTCGTAAAGCAATCAGAGGTAATGCTAACCCCGTATTTCTACAAAACCAAAATTGTAGAGGAACATAAGCATCAAATTTAACAGTTGTTGATAATGTATCTCTATCAATTATAGTTGGTTCTATACTTTCATCAAAATAATAAATATTTCCTCCACTTTTTGTTAACATTTGATATTTTGTTCCTTGATTTGTTGTAATATTACCCATTGCTCCAACATTATTTTTTTCTGTTAATTGACTCCATATTTCTAACCAATTACCTGTATGTCTATCAATTTGTGTTCCACCTATATTCAATGTAACTGTATCAATAACAGTATGTGTTGGATTATAAATAGGTGAAATTTCATTTCCATTTTTAATAGATGATGTTACTTCCATTGTCATATTTAAATATAATTTATCCAATAAATCACCCAATAATGGAATAATACAAGATACACGACCATTTAATGAATTAGACCCTTGCCAACTTAATTGAATTGATTCCATTGCAAAATTTGTATGTCTTCTAAATACTGTTTTAAAAAAAGTAATTTCTGGATTACCTGTTAAGTATACATCTTGTGGAGATTCTGTACTCGCAACTAATTGTAATAGACCACCCGCCATATAATTATATTATAGTATATAATTATATTTATATAATTTTAAATAAAAAGAGAAAAAAAAGAAGATTTACTTAATTAATAACTTTGTCTTTAATTACTGTAAGCAAGGCCACCCATACCACTCATGATACGAAGGACATTGTAGTTAACAGCATAGACATCATAGTTGTCGCAGCAGCAACCAGAACCACTCTTGCCCTGCGAAGGGTATCCGTTAATGACAAGCTGGGCATTATCAATTCTAGAGAAATTGCAAGTGCCACTCGGCTGGTGTTCCTCGGGTTTGAGGGCGAACGAGTAAACAGCAATGGCGGCAGTAGCAGCTTGACCCGGACCAACAGCGTAGTATGCCTGAGGGAACGAACCATGTGGGCCCTGTGCATCCCAGAATTTCCCCTTATCATCTTGTGCTGTAGCCATCGGTTTGTTGGTCCACGCCCCCGTGCCCGGTTGCGCGGTCGGCTTGGGCGCATTAACAGCGGCACGATTTTTGAGGAAGTCTAGGTTACCCATGCAACACTGGCCACAAGCAGTGGTGTAAGAGTCACCACATCCAACTGGTGTTCCAGTGTGGTAATCGTATACCTGCTGTTTGGTGTAGTATTCAAGAGGCCTTAGGGACATGCGATCATGGCCATTAAGTTTGAGCTGGTAAGTGGCATTGAAACCAGGGGTTTCGCAGTCAGCATAGAAGTCGGGCATAAGGTAATCAGCAGAGGCACCCGGTAGGATACCAAATAGACCAGTTACCGAACTTTGCCCACCAGTCCAGATTAACTCTTTGACGGGGTGGTTGAAGTTTAGGTCAAGTGAGCCACCATTGCTACGGAAGTTCTGGTGCTGAATCTGTTCAATTAGGTATTCGTGGCTGACCTGGGCAAAACGGCGACGCTCGTCGGTGTCAAGGTAAATGTAATCAGCGAATAGAGAGTTATCCTGAATGCAAGCAGATGGCTGGCAGTTGGAGCCGTTATACTGGGGTCCACAGACAAAGTCGGTGTTAATCTGTAGGATGATGCGGACTTCGTGATACTGAAGGGCAATTAGAGGTAGAGCAAGACCGGGGTTACGACAGAACCAGAACTGAAGAGGAACATATGCGTCGTATTTAGTGAAACGGGCTTGGTTTGCATGCCCATCAACGGTTTTTCCATCTTCACGGGCTCCCCAGGCGACAGCCTCACTTACGGAGTGTTTTCCCATCTGCGAAGAAAGGACAACACATCCACCACCACGGGCCATATTCTGGAACTTAGTTCCACTGTTGTCACCGACAACACCTAGGACAGCAGCACTGTTTTCCTGGGTAAGCTGGGCCCAAACTTCCATCCAAGCACCGGTCTGGTGGTCAATTCTCTGGCCACCAATTTCAACTTCAACATGTCTGATAACTAAATGACCCGGATTGTAGACAACGGGACCATAGTCCGAGTTGCAGCATCCATTGCTTTTAGAAGAGCCACACCCACCATCACCACCATCAAAGGAAGCGTTGGCAACCTTCGGGGGGGGAGTGCATACGGTGACAGTCTGTTGTAGGTATAGTCTGTATACTAAATCACCATTGCGAGAAATAGTGGCAGTGGCGCGACCGGTGGTCGGGTCACCGTTCCAGGTCTGTTCAATTGACTCCATGGAAAAGTTAGTGTGTCTGCGGTAGACAACTTTGAAGAAAGTAATTTGGGGATTACCGGTTAGGTAAATATCCTGTGCGCCATAAGCTACTAGTTGCATTAATCCTCCTCCCATATTTTTATACTATACCTTAGAAAAAAATTTTGAGTAAAATAAACTTATTGAAATAAACTATTAAATAATATTACAACAATAATACTTTCAGTAAATGTTATCGTCTTGAAATCTTGATTATCATCACCATTTACATTATACATTAATAGCGGGAAAATTTTATTATATGACCATTGAACTAAAACAACTTTTATGATTAATACCAATAAAAGCATTATTACTAAAAAAAAAACATTTGTTCCCTTCATATCCGTTTTACTTATAGTTCCACCAATCAGATTTGTTAACATTATAATTAATATTATATTTTATTTTTAAAAATTTCATTTGTTTTATCTAAATATTTAGTATTCAAATCTAATACTTGTTTAACTGGATTCATAATTTGATTACTAATATAATACTTATAATCAATCTTAATATTATTTTCCTTGATATATTCAGGATTTTCAATTCTATCTCCCGGAATTATTTTCTTTTTCTTAAATTTCTGTTTTCCTTGTTTTTTCACTTTTTTATATTTAGGTTCTCCAGCACGCTTACCAGTTTTATAAAAACCTATTTGTTCTTCTACAATAATTGTTTCAAATCCATTTGGTTCAACTTCAATAATTTCTTTATACATAAATGGAATTCTATCATTTGCTTTGGGTCTGCTACCAGGATCTCTTTCACCAATTCTATCAGCTAATACTTTATGTGAAATACTTTTTGGATTTTTATAATATGAATTTAATGTTTTACTTATAATGAAATAATTTTCGTGAAATTTACCATTTATAATATCAATTAATGTTTTCTCTAACCATTCTAATGCACCTTCAAAATCTTTATCAACCATAATCTTTTCAATAATATTACCAAAAACATATTTAACAATTGGGGAATTATCTCGCCGTTTCATTACAATTCCCATTGATGTTCTTTTAAATTTCTTATTATCAACATCTGATTCCCATTCATATTTATCACCAATATATCTTTTCTTAGATATCAAAATGAATGGATAAAATGTCTTTTCATATTCTAAATTCTGTGGTTTTCTTAATCTAGCATCTACAAATTCACCAGCAGCAATACCACATCTAATACAATGTTTCAATAAATTATCACCACTTAATATATCCCCATTTAAATCTTTTTTAGAAAATTTAATAAATACAGAATCTGTATCACCATATACAATAGTTGGTTCTTCATATCCTTCATGTTTTGCCCAATCTTTAACACCATTATCTGCATCATCAATTCTCTGTCTCCCAATGCTTGTAGTACAAGCAGCAATTTTCTTCATATATATACTACTAGTGCGAGCACCTAATTGACCA